CGTCTGCTATATCATTCAATCCAAGTGCTTGTGAAAGCATTGCACCACCAGGTAATTTTTCAATATTTTTTATTAATAAATCGAATGGTTTTGTTAAATTATCAGCCGCCTCTGCTGCAAAATCTCTTATGTATCTCGACATTTGCATTGTATCTTGTAATATATCGGCCACAACTTCGGCCTCGGCATCACTTAATGCCAATAAATTTTTTATACCCAAAGTTAAATCGGCAAGTGTTGCTCCACCTTTTTTAGATAATATTTTTTGAATTTCACTTGATTTTCCAACCACTTTAGCTATTGCTTTTGCTTGTTCAAATGTATCAGTATATCCTTTCTTTGCAAGGTCCTTCTGCATTTTAGATAACGTGGTATTCAAATCTTTACCAGATTTCATAGTTTTTAAAACAATGTCTTCCATTGCTTTAGTAATAAATCCATACAAATCATCAACATCAAATGCATCTGCTGACCGTCCTTTTGGTTTTTTTGTTGCTTTCAGTTTTTTTCCGGCCATAATTAATCTTCCTTAGGTGGTACTTGGTCTGCTAATTTTGATAATGCCGTATAAAATGCCTCTGGGTCTTCTCTTAATTTAGATACTAATCTATCAACAGAGTTATTTAAGTTATCAGTTAATTTTTGTAATTCGGGGTCTGATGCGAGTTTCCTTTTTGCATCTTCTATCTGTCCACGCATAATCATCATATATACACGAGACATTATGCTACCAATATGTTTTTCTTTTTCTATTTTGCTCATTTCTCGTAATATAATAGCATTTGATATTTCTTCTAATATTATTTTATCAAGTTTATTGTTTTTCATCGTGGATTCCTCAATGGTTTTTTATACATATAAATATGCAAAATATTATTTTTTAAAGCAAAACCCGTTAAAAGTAACGGGTTTTTTCAATATTATTATTTTTTAGCTTGTCTTCTACCGGTGGATTTTGATTTGCCTAATGCGGTATTTACGGCTGAAGGTATATTTGGTTTACCACTACTTGATTTCGTTTGAGATTTGTGTTTTTCAGCTTCAGAATTTTCTCTCTCTTTAGCTTCTCTTATTAATTTTAAACAATATCTTCTTATATGTACTGGTAGGCTGTATGCGATTTGCCACGTCCAACCACCATTACCGTAATACGATAATGCAAACAATTCTTCATAAACACCTTTTTTATATTCTTCAATATTGGTGAAATCAAAAATTTCTTCACCTGAAACATCATCTATATTACTGTTCAGTTGAAGGCCAAAAAAAGTTTATGCCTAACGGCATTGTCATCCTTTCTTCGTGTCCACAATTTTCACATTCAAATAAAAATTTCAAGTCAATATCTGGTGTTATACGATTCATTTCATCACGTAATGCTTTTGAATCGATTGACAACATTGTATCAACAAAGTTTTTAATTTCATTTCTATCATCACTTCCATTTATTGATGTGATGGTAACTTTTAGTCGTGTTGTCATTTCTGCAGATGTTTGTAAACGTAAAGATTTTTTATTACTCTTCAATATATTATCAATATTCTTAAAATCTCTATCTGTTAGTAATTTGTATCTAACAACTGCTTTTGATGACGGCAAAACAAACTCGAAATCATTTGACAGTGCTTTATCAACTTCATCAATTGTTTTTGATTCGAATGTTGATATATCAATTCCGAATGTATTTTTTTCTGAACAAGATGGACATTCTACTTGTGCCTGATAATCTTTACCATATGCCATAATCCTTGATGCTATAATTATTGCATTTTTATCACCAAGCAATATATCATCAGGATTTATAGTCTTATCTACAATTATTGAGCGGATAAACATATCAACTGCAGTTCCTTTTTGTAGTAAGTTTCTTGATGTTAAGATATCTTCTTCTCTTGCAGTTGGATATCTTAACAAGATTTTTCCTGTTGCGAGAGGATGACCTTCTGGATATAGTTTGCCTTTACTTGGCAATTCTATTTCTTCAGTTGGCACATCAGCATTGATTTGCCTTGTTGGAATTTGACCACTTGCAATTTGCTCTTGAATAGTTTTTTCGTCGGGACCCATAATAACTCCTATTATTTATTTTTATTTTAGAAATGAAGCCCTTCTTGACGAAGGGCTTAAAATGTTACTTATTAATATTTATTTTTTTGTTGATTTTTTTGATACTTTTTTTACTGGTTCAATAATTTCAATTATCTTAGATGTAATTTTAAATTTTAGCATTAGTCCTTTAATAAATGAATAAGTAAAAATGCCATTTGATATTAATCCAATTACTATTGCGTTAAGTATTAATGCGAATGTACCAAGTGTTATGGCATTCAATAAACCTAAAACATTTAATAAAATCAAAGCAATTAATATTGCTTCAAACTGATACCAAGATATGAATTTAATTTTGCTAACAAACCATTCGGACAATTTAGTAATAACTCCAAGTTTTTTTGTATATTCAGTCAATAGTGTTACTACAATTGCTAATAATATTAAACTGATTAAATATCCAAGTAATTCAAACATGATTCTTTTCTCCGTTGTTAATTTATTAGTACTCTAATACAGCGTAATCATATGCGATAGTTAATTCTGCCATAACAACATCTGCGCCTGCTGACCAATCTAAATCACCAAAGTTTGCAGCTACGATTAAAGCACCTTTAATTACCCATTGCTCTACAACATCACCTACTGGACCTAAAAGGTTTAATGTCAAATCTTTCTTATAGAAATCTGCATATCCTCTACGACCGGTTAATGATTCATGACTTAAACGAACCCATTCCATAACAGCCTGTGCTGCAGACGGAACGATTGGGTCATAAAGCGAAATTGTAATGTCCTGCCACTCACCTTTACCTTGAAGTTTTCTCTTAATGTTGATGTGGTCAATAGTTATCGTCTCGAAATTTATTGATGGTCGGTTTGCCATCTTTATCATATAAGCTGGTACATCATTTACATACATAATAAATCTGTTCTTTACCTTAGGCTCAAAAGGTGTAAAAAACATTTCATTTGCATCAAGTATTTTTGCCATTCTGTTTCTCCAGAAATATTAAATATTTTATAATAATAAATATGTATTTTTTTGTTTTTTTTACAATTTCTTCAAAATTTTAGCATATTTCATATTATATAAATATACAATTTTTTGAAATTATATCATTTTTCAGCTACTTTTTAAAATATTAAATGTCTCTTTTCTGCCTCCTGCATAAGAATAGATAAATTCAGACGATGATAGATGTATTGGATTCTGCAATACCTTCACATACTTGTCTCCAGACCCAGATTTGACATATGATATTGTCATATGTGCGCTGTATATTTTATGCATCGTAATATAATCGAAATTGGCAGTCATTATTTCATTTAATTTTTCTAATTGCTTGGATTCTACATCAAATTTTACCACATCAAATTCTTTTGGCTTAAATATGTTTATTTTTGATGCTGTCGCCAATATTGGCCTTTTTAGTGTATATAATATTTTCTTGATTTGTTCAACATCAACATCTTCAGTAAATCCATATAATATTGTTATATGTGGTTCATACTCACGACCATATTCCTGTGCGGCATTGTTATATACATCTTCATCTCGTATAAATACTTCAACAAAATCTTTCCACCATGGAATATTCAATTTCAACATTAAACATCCATATTCTGTCTGTATTTCATTTAATTTGTTTTCACTTGTAGATTTCATTTGATGCCTCCGTGTTGGACTTAAACCAGCAACTGTTTTTTTAGAACCTATTGAACCTTGTACATCCGACTTTTTTGCAATTGGACTTAACATGTGAGATGCTAATTGTCTGTCTCTCATTTTGTTAAATTGCTTTGCATTGCTTATCATTTTTGGATTATAACTGAATATCGGAACTAAACTTGATTGTATATCATAAATTTCGTGTCGAGGTATGTTTTTTTTTATTTTTCCTTTACTCTGCAATATGTGTAATGAATTTATATTAAAATCCAAGTTTGGAATATCTATTTTCCAAGAATTATCTATTAATTCATTTTTAAATCCGTCCTTGCCTCCTAAGATTTCTGAGTGATAATTTAAATCATCGACAATTGTTTTAAGTTGACTAAGACTTTCTGGATATTCCCAGAATGAAATTATCTTGTCAGTATTCCATACTCTTCCTAAAAATTCATCTCTCTCTGGGTCCAATCCCTCTGCTCTATGAACAGCACCTCTTCTTCCAGTAATTATTTCATCGTTACCTTCTCTATATCCAAATGGATATGAATCCATATCACGATAGTGATATTCTTTATTTGGTGTTATTATTTTATCTGCCCATTCACGCAATTGTTCTGATGTAGATTTCATTTGGTGTTTCTGAGTTTGTGTTAAACCACCAGATGTTTTTTTCGAACCGACACCGCCAAACACATCTGAAGTTTTAGCAACAGGACTCATTAAATGCTGATTTCTTTGAACTTCAAGTTCTTTTTTATATTTCTTAGGATTTTTCATTATATCTGGAGTCCAATCAAAAACTGGAATCAAAAATGATTCTATATCTCTGAAACTCTCTGCTCCTTCAGAATCTTTTGCCAGTTTCATTGCGTCAAACATACCTGAAGACATAAAATCTACTGCAGTATTTGCTATTTCGAATTTCCAAGAAGAATCAATTTTTCCAATATCTAATTTTTGCATTTCTTCATTTATTTTATTAATCATTGCTTTATACATAGATTTGGTATCTGGATACTCCCACAAAGAAAGTATTTTTTCATATGTCCAAACTCTACCTTGTAATATATTATCTGTTTTTTTATCTCCAATATTATAAATTGTAGCATGTGTCATCATATGTTTACCAAAATTAACTTTATAATTTTTTATATCATATGTAAATGGATATGCTCCCTCATCTTTATAATCAATATCAAGTTTATCAGTTTTAATTGAATCTGCCCACTCATTTATATGTGCTTTTTTTGGAACTGTTCCGACAGGACCAAACATTTTTCGCCATTCGTATCTTGTATCACTCTTTGTGAGCCATCCTTCATTTTGTAATTCTTTCATTGCAGTTTCATAACTGTTTTCACCGAAAAATTCTGATATGTAGTTTTTATATCCGTTCCAATTATTTAAATTTACTGAACGACTTGGCATCTGTATAAAGATATCTCTGATTGCTGCTTTTGCATATTCTTTCACATTCGTATCTGGCAACGAAACAATTGCTGCATATGATTCTGTTAGTTTTGCGAGCCTTCTTCTAATAATAGTTTCTGCCATTGCCCAATCCGGAATAGATTCTCCGGTATTTTTATCATTAATTATATCATATACAAATTGAATTCTACTTTTATAAAAATTCATTCCATTTTTATATAATGCTTTTACTTGCCCCTTCACAGCTTTATACAAAGATTTGTCTCTTTCATATTTATCTTCCAAAAATTGTAATAATTCTTTCAATTCTGGTTTTTCCATATTCCATGCCATTTTTAAAAATTCAACATCATTCATTTTATTCATTTCAATGAATTTATCATTTTTCATATCTTCTGATATTAAATTTTTAAGTTTCATACTAATTCCTAATTAATCACAAAAGTTACATCGTATCTATCCAATGGGTCTTGAACACTTCCTGCACCTGCTGCTGTAATAATCACGTTTAATTTATCTGGTCTTCTATTTTGATTAGTAAAAGGAATTTCACACCACCAAATTTTTCTTGCTGGAACTCCACCTTCTTTTTGATATTCTGTTTTTTCTATAGAAATTGGAATCATTCCACGCTGTAAATCGCCTATTATACCATTTATTGGTTTCCACGAATCGTCATTAAAGAATCCTCTCAATTTTTCATATACTTTAAAATTCTTTGTGATATATTTTACTGCTTGCTGTTTTCTCATACCATCGATTGGACTTCTCTGAAATTCTTCTGGTACCAAATTTTTCAGTGAAATTGATTCTTGTGATAGTTTATCATGTAAATTAACTAATTCATGTCCTCCGTGGTCATCAATAAACCAAGTATTAGGGAAATAATTATTTTTATCTTGCCACTCACTTACTGTAGATATTGCCTCATCATATTCATCAACATGTGTTAAAAATTTACCGTCACAGCTTATATCATATCCACCTCGTACAACATCTGCTATAAAACAATCATTTTCTTCTGGCTGAAATTCTTCATCGTCATCATTAAAATCATCATCAGTGCCTTCAGAAAATGGGTAAACTATTCCATAATCTGGATGTTCATTTTGAAATTTTATGCGTGCTTGTTCGGCGCCATTAGTATCATAATCTCCTTTAACTAAATCTTTATAGCTCGCAATCAATTCACCACTATCGTCATCATAAAAATCTGCGCCGTCTTGATAACACTGCCTGTCTTCTTTAATAAGGCTTTTTAAATTTAATTTTTTCATGTGATTTTCCCGGTTTTAGTGAATTCTTTTGCTTGTTTTCTTAATTCTCTTGGCAATTCATTAAGTGTTATTTTTTTAACAACATCTTTAGTATTAAAATTATGTTCCAGAAATGATTTCCATTTATTTCCAACTTCATTCCCGACACTGATTGGTTGGTACCACCCATATACTCTAAAAGTATAATTTTTGTCTCTTTCGTTTTTTGGTGAAAGTCCAACAACAACACCATACCCAATTCTATTTTTACTTGATACGCCTGCTATACCTTTATAGCGGTTCCAAACACTAACTTGAAGAATATCACCAGCATAAATTGGCTCGGTGATTGCCTCGTCTAACATAATTTTTAATTTAATCATTTTCGTACCTCACATTTTTAATAGCAGATTTATCTAAGATTACCCACACATCACCATACATTGATTCGTCTGTGTAGTGTATAAGTTTGTATCCTTTTCTCTTTAAAAATTTTCCAATAAAAGTATCAAGTTTTTGCCAGTCTTCTCTTTCAATCGTGCCCATTTCAAATTTATCTATAACTTTCTTCGTATTTTCACTCTCAGGAAAAAAGTCTTCCAATACTTCAAGTTGTCCATCACCAACAAATGTTTTCATACTATCATCAATATCCAATTCTACAACTTTATCTCCAAATTCGTTGGGATGAAATGCAGAATATTGTTTATATTCTTCTCTGCCAACCCACCATGGTTTAAGTGTAAAAATTCCACGGTTGAAATCAATTTTATTTAAATCAAATCCATTTTTTGACTCAAATGTATGATATAATTTAATAATAAGTCTCCTTTTATATAATAATAAATATAAAAATATAAAAAAACCCGCTATAAAATAGCGGGTTTTAATCATCGTTTATCGAATATTTTGTCTAAATTATGCTCCGAATGTTGCACCAGTTGGTGTAATATTGAAGTCAATCTTAATTATTTCTGCAGTTTTAGTTGGCTGTAACCAAATAGCTCCAACCATCATATTTCTGTCAATTACATCAGGTGTGTTGTTGGTTTCATCCATTACAACCTTAAATGTGTAAAGACCCTGCTTTTGCTGTACTGAATCAAGATACGGAGTTACAATGTTAATGAATCGAGTTCTTGTCTGTACTGTGTTCTGCTCAAATACAAGATACTTTGTTGCAGATGCAATATATTTCTTTAACTCAATCAATAATCTACGAACATTAATTCTATCAAGTGCTGATGCTTTTACTTGAAGTGTTTTCTGTCCCCAAGTTACAATACCTTGATTGATGAATGTTACAATAGGATTAACTCTGCCTTCATATAAATTGTCTCTCTCAGCTTGTGTCAATCTTGTATATACTTGAGTTGCTTCTGATATACCACCTCTGTTTAATCCTGCAGGTGCATACCACGGTGCTCCAACTTTATCGTTGAATGCCATAACTGCGGCAATAACAACTGTAGGTGGAACCCACAAGTATTTTGTGTTGTCGTTATCGTACATCTTAACCCAAGGATAATATGTTGCTGAATAATTTGAGTCGATTCCTGTTACTGCGTCGATAGCGTCTGCTACTGATGCTTCTAATCCAACCGGGTCAAAGAAGAAGAATGTATCACCTCTACCTGATGCCATATCGTCGGCATATGTTATTACTGAACCGTGATATATGTTTAATATACCAGGCAATACTAACATATTTATATCGAATTCGTCTGGATTTGCTACCGTATCAATTGCTTTTCTGTATGCTAATGTTCCTAATGCTGTTGGTGATGAACAATCAAGTCCCATCACGTTTGCTGCTGTTATT